CGGCCGACTTGATTCCGGTCATTAACGATTCGCTTAACAAGATTTCCAAAATGATCGGAATCCCGGAAGAAGGACTGGGTTTCAACGCTGCAGCCGAGGTGCAGAAGACCGCACAGGAAATTCTTACCCGCTCATCCGCTCTCGTCACGAACGTGTCGCACTACTACCGACACCTCCAGCGCTCCATCCAGCACGTATCGGAAATTATCGTCGAATTACTCTGCATCTACAACAACCGCGAAAACGTGTACTCGGTTAAGCTATACAAGGGTCCCGAAGATGCACTCAAGCGTGAACAGCGCCGTCAGCAGATTCTGGCCTTCCAGACCCTCGCCCCGGATGCCGTAAAGCCGCTCTTGCTTGCCGAAGCCATCAAGACGGGCGACTTTGAGAACGCCGACAACATCGCGGCCGCAATCCTTACCACCCTCCCGCCGGAAATCAAGGCCGTAATGCAGATTGGCGCGGGCGTGGATATTGCGGCCCTGCAGAACCAGGTGGCAACGCTTACGCAACAGGCGCAGCAGCAGGCGCAGCAGATTGAAGACTACCGCCGCACCATCGACGCCGACATTATCGCGGGACAGAACCAGTTGCTTATTACCCGCATGAACAACGAAGCGGCCCTCCGTTCGAAGCTGGTGGAACTCGAAGCGAAGGCAGCCGAGAATGAAAAGGACCGCCAAATCGAACTCGCCAAACTTTCCGCAGAACAGCGCGTGGAAGCAGAAAAGCTCTTTATCGAGAGCCGCAACGCCGACACCCGCGCCCGCGAAGCGGTAATGAAAGAACTCCGGGCGGCCGAACAGCTACGCATCGAAGCCGAAAAGACAAAGGCCGAAATCGTGGAAAAGATGGCAACAAGGCTAAATAATACGCTCACAAACAACGTAACTTTGCAGTCCGAGGTCGTATAAAGCAATCTATAGCGTAATTCGCGTTTGCGTTTTACGCTTTTTTAAATTATTTTATATACAAACAAAAACGAGGTGAGAAATGGCGATTCCGTCGCAAGAACTTTTGGAAAAGTACCGCGCCGAAGAAAAGGCGGACAAGGAAACACCCGCGAATCCCGAACAAACTAACGCGGAGACTACCGAACCGGGAACGGAAACGCAGCCGACGGGCGGCGAAGACGTTAACGGCAATGGAGAAGCCCGCCAGCAGACCGAGCCTTCCTCCGAAAACGGAGCGCAGCCGGAGCAGACCTCCGACAAGGGCGACGAAAGATGGCACAAGACGCAAGAGAATTTCAAGAAGCGACTCGACCGACAGGAACGCAGTCACCGAAAGCAAGTATCCGCACTTGAAGCCCAGATTGCAGAACTCAAGAAGCAACTCGAAGGCGCCAAGCCGGAACTCAAGCGCGAGGATTTCCCGTCCGAATCGGCTTGGAACAAGTACCGCGATGAAGAACTGAAAAAGGAAATCCTGGCGGAAAACGACAAGAGACAGGCAGAAGCCGCAGAAACCGCGCGCCGCAACGCCGCAGCGCAGAAGAAGCTGGACGAAACGTTCAAGACTCCCGAAGCGAAGCGCGAATTCCAGGAAACCCTTTCCGATTTCATGGATACCAACGGCGAATGGCTCGAAAGCGAAGAAGGCCAGCTCTACCAGGAAATCATCGACCAAAGCCCCGTGGGTCTCGTAATGGCTATGGCTATCGCGAAGAATTCCAAGGTGACGGAACAGATGAAGAATTGGTCCAAGGACTTGCTTTTCCAGCGTTTGACGCAATTTGAAAACACCCTCTTGCAGAGCGCGAAGGCTGCTGCAAACAAGCAGCCCCAGACGCAGACAACCCAACAGCCGACGCAGACGGAGCCGACTACAAGCGGCATCCCTTCGACGGGAAGCGTTGGCAACAAGCAGGCGCCCAGCAAGTTTAGCGCGAAGGAATGGCTTCGCAAGAACAGGCCGGAGCGTTACCAACACTAACAAGAGGTTAAACTCATGGCTAACACTATTGCAACCGAACCGGGCTTGGAAATCTTCGCTCTCGAAATTGAAGAAGCTTGCCCGATCATCGAAGACACCCGCACCACCCAGGAAGGCCTGAAGGGCCGTCAGGGCGGTCGTCTCAAGGTCGTAATTCCCGATCCGGGTCGCACCTTCGTGAAGAAGGGCGGCGTTCCGATTATCGGTCCGGGCGGCGACATCACCAACACCGACATCACCGAATTCGAGAAGGAACTCGTCGTATCCGTCGCCACCAACGCAGGCGCACTCGATTCCCTCGAAGAAACGGTCGATGTTGACTCCTTCGAAAAGGAAATCGCAGCACCCCGCGCCCCGGAACTCGGCGCATCCATCCAGAATGACATCGTGGAAGGAGCCGTGTTCGAGTCCGACACAGCCGTGTTCGCAGATGGCACGGACGCAAGCTTCGACGGCTACAACCTCCTTTCCCTTCTCGGCGGAGCACTCCTTGACGCACGTTGTGGCTCCGAAAAGTCCGGCTATATGTCCGGCTCCGTCTACGCCAAGATCGCAAAGACTGGCCTGAAGCTGTTCAACGAGAACGCCATCGCTGGTGACCTCTACCGCGAAGCCAAGATCGGTAAGTACGCCAATGTCATGTGGAAGTATGCATCCATGCCGACCGTGACCCTCGGCGCTGCCCCGGCTTCTACGACCGTTTCCGTCGCTCCGTCCGAAGGCGCAGAACAGATCGTCCTTGCCTCCGCAAACATCAATACCGGCACCACCATCAAGGCTGGATCCGTGTTCACCGTTGCCAATGTGTACAAGTGCGATGTCCTCGGCAAGGCTACCCCTGACCTGAAGTCCTTCATCGTGAAGGAAGATGCCACGGGCGGTTCCGGCACCATCACCTTGAAGGTGACCGCCATCAACGCCAAGGGCGCACACAAGAACGTGACCGCCCTCCCGGCACAAGGCGCAACGGTAACTTGGAAGCACACTGCCAACAAGACCTACGCCCTGGTGCTTTCGCTCCAGAAGGGTAACATCGAAATGTCATCCGTCAAGCTCAACAACTCCGGCTTGCAGGAAGTTTCTGCCCCGTCTCCGAGCGGAAAGATCATCATGTCCGCCGTTGTCCATGGCGACGAAAACCGCAATGCTACCTACCGCTTCGACGCAGCCTACCTCGCAGGCGTTGTCGACAGCCGCCGCGTGGCTATCGGTTACATCCAGCTTGACTAATCGCTCCCCCTCTACCCGCCCCCTTTCCTAGCGAGGGGTGCGGGCCTTTTTTCCTTTTGTTTGAACCCCTTTGGCTAGAGAGAACGAATTTTCACCACCTCGAAAAGGCGTTACTCTCTAGCTAATTTTTTTTTGGAGAAGAAATGCTCGTCCGCGAACTTATCCAGGATATTCTCGATGAAATCGGCCAGCTCGTAGGCGGAAACCCCGCCTCGGATACTGACGCGGCCAAATGTCGCCGTTTGATTAACAAGTGCGTGCGCGAATACAACGTGCAGGGCTTTCTCCATTTTTGCCGCTCCCGCCTGCAACTCGGACAGGGTAAGGAATTCCTCTTTGAAGACAAGGTCCCGCTGAACGTGAACGCGGTCTATTACAAGACCGGGCCGGACTACATCAGGCTTTCCCCGGTGCAGGCTCACAATATGCCTGCATACGAGGGAATAGGATACACTCCCTACAAGTACGCCTACGAGAAATTCTTCGACGAGAACGGCGTCCTCAAATCGAAGCTTATCCTCGACCGAGCCTCTACCTACGAGGTGGAAGCGGTCGTTACTTACGACCTGGAGCCTTTCAACGAAGACGACGTGCTGACACTCCCGCCCGAATTTATCAACCTCTTGACCGCTGACGTCCAATACCGCTGGGTTTCCAACCTCGCAATTAACGACGCCCTCAAGCTTGACAAGAAGTCCGAGCGCGACAAGCTGCTCGAATACGTGAAGGAAATCGAAACGCAGGCTCTGGACGTCCCGACGCCTTGCTACAACATGGCCGACAAGTTCTTCGGAGGAATCGGCCGTTTCCCATGGTAAACTATGGCAGCGCGAGTAATTCAAATAAATTCTTTCTGCGGCGGATCCTCGAAGCTCTTGGACTCCGAATTTATTGGTATGGAAGAATCCTTGAATATGTACCCGGAAACGGTTACCGCTACCGACACATTTTCCACGAAGATTTTGAAATCCGTAGAAGGCTTTACACAGGGCGCCCTCTTTGCTGGTTCCTCCGATTTCGGTTTTGAAGAATATTGCGGGATGGGCGTAGTAAACCAGAATCCTTTCGGGGTTGGGGCAAAGGATTCGCTTCTTATTGTCACGCGAGGCCATAACAAGCCTACACGACACGCCGTATATGTAACGACGCCTTCCATCGGTAATGCTTGGCAGACCGTGGGAATGTTCACAGCAAGCGATGCCAGGAACGCCTTTATTAGCGAAATGCCTAACGGCTTAGCCTTGATTCTTATTGGTGCAAAAATCTTTGCAGCAGATACTACCAGCACGGCAAACCCTGCGCCTGAACTTGACGAAATCACGCTCCCGGACGCTTTCGACCATGTCGGGAAAATCAAGCCGACGCAGATTGCACAGCTTAACTTTAGGGTTGTCCTGAACGACAAGGACCGCGACTATATCTACTGGTCAGAAATCAACAGACCTAACGAAGTTTCGGATGTTCACGCCTTCGAACAGAACCTCACCCAATACGCCTACACGAAGGCGGACGGGACTGTCGTCACATTCTACGATAACGTGTTCTACGCTCCGGCCGAAGGGTCCTATGTTCCAGGATCTCTTACGACGCAACAGGTTTACACGTCTTCTTTGAACTCCATGAAGATGGACTTCAAGGCGGACAACGTGGTCGCGCTACGCGCAACCGATACGAGTCTCTTTGTTTTCGGTAATAATTCCCTTGAAATTCTGCGCTGGCAGAATTCGACGGTGGCGCCTTTCGCTATCGTGAACAAGACCTCCCTTGCAGGGGTTTCTTTCGAAAAGGCCGTTACAGTAATCGGTAACGAGTGCTACTTTGTCGGAAAAGGGCCTAAAGGAATGTACGGCGTATGGGCTGTTGACGAAAGCGGAGCGGTACGCAAGGTTTCCACTAACGCTATAGACCAAGTCCTTGCGACCTACAACAGACTCCCGCACGTAATCAAAGATGTAGAAACCTTTGAATATTCTTACAAAGGCCATCAGTTTTTCTGTTTTAATATTTACGATTCTACCGACAGCGCAAAACAGGATTCCTTCTGCTTTGACTTGGTGGAGCAAGTTTGGACTACCCGCGCCTGCTTTGACAAGAAAAACGTCCGCTACGCATGGAACGCAATAGACGCCGTTTCGCTTGACGGTTTTCCGTTCTTCGTTACGCATACAAAAATTGGAAGAACCCGTGTTTGCAATTTTGACCCGGAGTCCTCCACGGACCACTTTAATGACGAGGACAACCAAGTCATAGAGCGCTATTTTATCCAGAGAGAGAGGGTGACTGGAATCAAGTATGACGGAATTAACGACATTATTGTTACCGGGCTTGAATTGATCCTGAATAACGGAGTAACGAAACAGATTGAACCGAACGAAGAAGGATTTTATGGCGACAAGGTAGCGCACGACCCTAAAGTAATGCTTCAAGTTTCAACGGATGGCGGCCGCTCCTGGTCTAACGAGCTTTGGGCCTACGCAGGCCGTACTGGACAGTATTCATGGCGGACCCGCTGGAACGCCTTGGGAAAGGGCGCACGCTTCGCTTTCCGCGTGAAAATGACCGACCCCGTACCTTTTGAAATTGCTACAGCTTACCTTTCTTACATTCCGTGCGGGAATAGGGTATAAATATGGATCAACAAGTAAAACAGATTGGAAACCTTGGAAACGGCGTAATAGATACGAAAACGTATCTTCCGTTGGTGGCCGTGAAGAACGGACAGATGGTCTACTTGTCGACAGACGGATTCATCGACTTTACGAATGTAAACGAGTTGCGTTTCCCGGATTCCCGTTTCGCTTTCGCGGTGAAATTTTACGAAAAGGATGTAGGCGCGAATATTGACGCGACTCCGGCAAAAGTTATTATTATGAACGCCGGGCGCACAAGACTTGAAATTAACGAAGCCCACGTCTATTTCGTGGAAGCTACACTCTTGACAAAGGAGAACTTATAATGGCTTGGTATGACAAATTAGTAGACGTAGGGGATTGGGTCTGGGAACATACTCCTTACGGCGTTACGTATGATGCTATAACTAATAGTGAAGGCGCTGGCACCGAAATTACAGATAAATTAGGCTTGACGAATACGTCAAGTCAAAAGGAAGCTTACGAAGAAGCACAAAAGACGCTCGAAGAACAGCAGAAAGCCGCAACTGAAACTTACGGCGCGGCGCAGAAGATGATCGAGCAGAATAGACAGGCTATTGCTGAAATTATCGGTCCCGAAAACGTGGAGTATTACAAGCAGATGGTCTATGGCATCGACCCGACTAAGTACGCCGCGTCTACCGAACCGATTACGGGCTTTGAATTCGAGCGTGACGTTTCCAAGTATATGGACCCGACCGCACAGTACCAGATTGAACAGAGCGTGAACGCTGCCCTGCAGGCCATGACGGGCCAGGGCGGTATTTCCGGCGGTGCAGCAGCCCGCGCATTGCAAGCTGAAGCCTCGCAAAAGGCAAGTGAACTTTACGGCGACGCATGGGATCGAATGATGAAGGCTTCCGAGCAGGAATACGGCAAGGCCCGCGACATAGTGAGTGATGAACAGGCAGGAAAGCAGCAGGAAGCCTCCATGGAGCAATACAAGACGGGCCAGCTTGGAAACCTTTACGGCCAGTACGTAGGTAACCTGCAGGGCGCAAACGAGGACGTCGTGAACCTTCTCATGGCGCAAATGGGGACGAACCTTTCCCTCGCTCAAGCCATGGCGCAACTCGGCATAGACCAGGCGTCTGCGCCGACGTGGCTGCAGCAGATGTTGGGAGTTGGCGGGCAAGCTGCCCAGATTTACGGCGCAATCAAGTAAGGAGGAATCTATGGCTTTGAACTTTACCCCCCTTTCCGCCTACAAGTTCGACGTATTGAGCGGTATCCAGCAGCAGGCCGCGAACCGACGCGAAGCCGCGCAAGGTCTAGGCGCCATTCTCGGAACAGCAAAAGGAATTGCTGACGCGCAAAAGACCCGCGACTTTTTCGCACAGTTTGACGATTCCGAAGAAATTGCAAACTTGACCTCGCAAATTGCAGAAAACGAAGCGAAAATCCAAACCCTGCGCGAAGAATTGAAGACCCTCGGAGGTTAATAAATGG